TTGCTTCTGCGAGAATTACTACTTCTATTTGGAATGTCATGCGGAATAATTGCTTGCTACGGTCGGAAAGGTCGGTGCGGGTCTTGAAAACTAAACGGTCAAAACTTACTCCATCCCCCTTTCGCTTACTATGAACTACCCTACGCACTTCGTTCTCAAGTGCTTGCAGATGCTTCCTACCCTTAATTGTTCGCATGTCAACGGTGATATTGATACGAGAAGTGACAAAATCGTAGAATAATTCGGGTGCTTCTTCGTTGTGCGCTGTCTCGTAGCACAGGACATAATCATGCCGTTGAAGGTCAAGACGCTTTCCTCTTTCCGGCGAAGTGTCTGCAATATCAAGCACTACAGGGCGTACATTGCTGGTGTTCGCCCTATTCCATTCAGTTTGAAATAAACCTATGACAACATCGAGTGATTCAGTCCATGTCGCTACCATTAGATACCACCTTCTATTTTGTCGCTAAGTTCTTTGAAGTGTAAAGGAATAATAAAGCCATCCTTAAATTGAAGGTTATTTTCCGCCATTTTTGGATTTTGCCGTAGCATGGCATCATCGGTGGCTTTCAGTAACTTTTCCATTTCTTTGTCAGTGGCTTGTTTTCTACTTGAAGTGTTAAAGTAACCACTATCAGTTTTCTGTAATCCTTGAGCAGTAGCCTCTATGTCCATCATTCTTTTCCGAAAGTCTTCGGGTTCTTGAGTAAACTCATCTCGCATTTGCTGTTGCAACTGCTTGTCTTTAACATACATTTGAGTAAGTTGAGTGTGAAAGTTGTCTCCGGCTTTGGTGAACTCTCTCACGCTCATTCAAAGACCACCATTTCAACATACTTTGGTAGGGTTCGGTCAATCTCGGCTTGGTAGAGTTGCACCTTGCTGGCAAGGTCAATGTTTTGAGTTCCTTCGGGAATAAGCACTGAACGGTCATCGGACATGAGTAATTCAATTGCTACCATTTTTGTACAGATGTCTTCAATGGCCTTTTCTAAATACCTTTCACCGTAAATGTAACTTGTTTTAATAGCATTCCATTCAAAGAAAGGATAAGAGTTGTTGAAGTAAATAATACCCATTTCATGGTCGAGCCACCAATCACGGAGTCGTGCGCTGTCACCGCTACCACTACCACCCTGTAGGTCAACCAAGAGTGATTGTTGAGTGATAGTCCCTGTTATAGCACCTAAAGTACCTGTGACCGCTACGCATCCTGTAAATGATGTAGCGGTCTTACCTGTATATTGGAACACATCACCGCTTGCATCTATAGCCACGCCAGCATCTACGAAACCTGTGGTAGATGCTACATTGACTGTAGTAGAATCAAGACTTGAAAAAGTAGTGCTGTTTGTCTGCGTTTGGTCTATCTCGATGTCCGAGGATGTAGTAACCATACTGCATACTTCACCGCTTTTTACACCCCGCATACTTGTAACTTTGACTACACCAGTACCATAGTCAGCATTTGCAGTAGCATAGAACTCGTTATGAACAGCAACATTAGATGTTGAGCCTTCTAAAGTATAACCTGTACCACCCGTTGTTAAGAAGTCAACAGCCGCTTTACTTACACGGTCTTCTTTATTGATTAAATCAGCAAAGTTTTGAGCAACGGTAGCGGCATCAAAGTCATCACGCCACTGTCCTGTACCCGTTCCTTGAGCGAGAGTGGCTACTTTACCATTACCGGGTGACATGTAAACAGCCGCCGAAGCAAGGGCGGAAACATCATTGAACTTGATACGGGCTTCTGCCGCACCAATTTCACGATAATCAGCACCTTGCCATAGTTCAAGGCGAAGGATTTGCTGAATATTCCTAAAAAGCAGGGGTGCAGTGCCGACATAATCAGTATAGTATCGTCGTCGGTATGGCTTGTAGGTATCGAAGTTGATGTACTCGGCTGAAACCAAATAAGGTCGCCAAGCGTTGCGAGTAAGATTGTCTATGCGGTCTTGCATTTTGAGAATAACATGGTCCACTTTGGTTTTCGTCATTCCACGAGTGCGCCCATCAGTAAACGATGCTTGATTTTGCACATATGTATTGTCAGCCGCTTGGTAGTCAGCCGCCGTAATACTACCACTGAAAGCCAGTTTTACACCGCTGGCTGAACTGGTAATAGCAGTAATAACTTTTTCAAAACCCATAGGGTCAGCATCGGAGTATATCAGTATGGTATCACCTACACTGAATCCTATACTTCGATAGTCGCCGCCAGTGACAAACACACCATCAGTAGCACTGTCGGAACTGACAAGAACAGCCTCACTTGGGCCAATGTCGAGTAGGTCAGCGACTTTTTGGGCGGTAGTGTACACAGTCTCGGAGGGGTAGAGAGGCCGAGTTTCCGGCTCACCGGGACTGAATACTATTGGCATACATTACCCCCCCCTCACATTCGCCGTTCTTTATCTGTCATGTTAGCACAAGTAGGACAGAACGATGGTCCTGTCTCATTATCAAGAGCATGGTCGCCTGTCATTTCTAATTTATCACCATGAATCGGGCATTTCTCGTCATTTTTCAATATACTCCAAGCATCACGCATAGGAACATCACGAGAGTTCATGATACGACGCATGTGTTCAGCCTCGGCATCGGGGTCGAACTCTTCTTCTTCGGGCGGCATACCATCACGGAGTTTACCTTCACTGTCAAACAAATTAGGCAATTCTTCTCCGGGTAATTTAACACCACCCGGATAACGAGCATCCCTTTCTATTTCGCTTTCATCCTTACCATGAGTGCGTAATTCTTCTTCATGGTGAAAATCCGCTATTTCTTTATCAGCCTCGTTGTCAAAAGTAGGTTCACTAAGCGATTCTTGGAGGTTTTGCCCCTCAAAGGGTAGCCTCTCGCCCATAAACTTTAGTCCATGCTTCTCCGGGTTCTCTACAGCATCTCTCATGAGCATATCACGAGACTGTGAGAATTGTTCACCTTGAGCATCGCCGCCAGCACCACGGAGAGCAGAAGCGGCTTGCTTGTTCGCCCATTGTTGAAGGCGCATTTCTTGGCCGTCTTGAGTAAGAACTTTTTGTCGGTGAGGCATTACGGCTTTAATTAGTACTTTCATCCTTTCACAACCTGTTCTTTTCGTCACGATTTTCTAAGTTATATTCCATTGGTTTATCGCAACTACCACATGTGGCTCTCCATAGAAAATGAAGAAAGCCGCAGTGCTTACAGCGTGTTCCCGCACCTATGTTCATCACATCACCGATATTACGGTTGCGGTTACGCTGTTGAGATGTAATACCCTTAAGTGGGTTTTGTTCATTCGTTACAGCCGAAGAACCGTAGTCAGTATCAACTTTAACGCCTTGCTTCTTCGAGCGAACCATGTCACTAAGGTCAAGAGAACGAACATCGAATCCCATACCTACTCACCTCAAGCGAGTTGGTATGTCACCATAACAAAAATGTTACCCAACACAGGAAACACTTCGGTATCAATTACAGAACTCGTACTGCTTGAATCAGCAACCGCTTGGATAAGGTCTTCAACCGTCGCCGCCCATGTAGCAGGTGCGCTTACTTCTTTAGGTGAAAAAGGGCCAAAGCACTTTACGCCTACTTTAGTCAGTGAAGCCATTTGTCATCACCTCAAGAGCGACGACCGATTGCCATGAAAGTTCCGGCGATTAGAGGGTGTCCGACTAAACCGGATGCGATGCGTACATTTGTTCCATCAATGTTACAAAGTGGGTTGATAAAGACATCCTGTTGGTCGCCAGCACCACCTGTATCATTGATTGTCATTGGGGCGATGTCACCTGCAAAATTAGCATGTGCCATATCAATGCTTGAAAAGTGGGAACTTAAATCAATTGCGAGAACTCCTGTGTCACCAGCAGTAAAACTACCGGTTATAATCATTCTATCTCCAAATACGCTTGGTCGGGGGTCAATTGTTGCTGTGCTTGCGGCCATTATTCTTCATCTCCTGTTGTTTCTGTGGTGTCTTCGACTTGACTTAAAGTTTCCTCAACGGGTGCGGGATTCAAATATTCTTCTACAAGTTTAAGTCCGGCTGTCTTCGTGAGATAACCGCTTCCTGTCGAGATATTTTTATTCCTTAACCATGTGATAATGTCTTTACGACTCCACCCTGTGTCGGGTAAACCGTCATTACCTGCGTCTGTGGTATTTTCTTCTTCACCTTCAATCAAAAAGAGTGAAGTAGGCAGTGTATGTCGCCATTCGTCAAGCCATTGTTGACTTACTTCGACTATTTCACCACGAGTCCACATACCCATTGTATGTCGCATCGGTCGCTCAAAGAACGGACCTAAAAAGGTAACAGTAGGCATTTAGCCCACCTCAATTGAGTACAATTGCTGTAACTGTTCCTGCGCCAGCCGCTTCACCGTGAAGAGTGAGGCCCGGAAGTGCGCCACCAGTCTTAGCAAAAGCCGCAGTACCTACATTGGTAAAGGTAGCGGATAGTGTCTTATCTGCTACTGCACAAGTAGTTCCGAGGATTCCAATAATTTTTGAAACACCAGCGGTGAAAACCATTGTTTGTTCAGCCGCATCAGCGAGTGTGAATGCAACAGTAATCAAGCGCATACTACCAGCGGCATTGCCGTCAGCGTTACTTGCTTTGAAACCTGTAAGATTACCGGGGTAAGAACCACCGGAGTTACCATCCAACCAACCTGTTTCACTATTTGGTGTTCCTGTTCGCAAGTCAAGGTCCAAGAGGACATCAACTGTGCCGTCAGTAAAGTCACCAGTTTCGTAACTGATTGTCATGCCTTTGTGTACTTCTGTTTGTGTTGCCATAATATTTCATCTCCATTATTTTTTTCTCAATCACCATCACTTTAGGTCACGAATTGAAGCGTGTCCTCCGAAGAAAGTAGTCCATAGTTCTCCCATAGTTCGATACATTCCTTCTTGTCCAAGACGGTTGATTGCGAATGGGTCGCCGGTTTCGATACCGGACTCAAAGTATTGCGTTGGGATAGCAGTAGAGAAGTAGAGGTAATCCGTGTCGAGGAAATACATACGGCTCAATGTGTCTGCTTGAACATCCTTAGATGGGATGATAGGAACACCGTTGTAAGTAGCAACGATAAATCCTGCTTCAATTCCCGGTACACCCTTAACACCATTGTAGGTAGGGGTGATACGCTTTTCTTCCATGAAACGCTGTTGCGATTGTAGAAGTTGTTGAAGGCGCATCAAAGTGTCATATCCAGTGAGGATAACCTTTGGATTACCACCACGAGTCCAACACTTTTGGAAAATACTGTCCAAGTGGTCGAGAGAAAGAGTTCTGTCAGTACCACCGTTGGAGTCTTCTTCTGCAACAGACCAAGAGTTTTCACTTCGGTCAATCGAGTAGATGTCTTCTGCTGAACCAGCAACGAGGCCAGTAGCGATACGGTCAAGAGACTCGAAATCGTTTCCAGCAACGGTAGCCTTGTCAACGAGCAACATTTTATTGATATGCTCGGCGTGGTGCTTACCCATTTCTTCTTTGAGGATTGAGCGAATGTCACCCAGTCCGTCATCCTTGTCAGCAAGGAACATTGCGGTTTCGCTCATGTCGAATGTGTGAACAATCGTCTTTGGCTTTGCGGCAATGTGTTGGAAGGTAGGCTTGGTAGTGTCCGGTAGAGTTGCGTTTTCTGCAACACCGCCACCAACGCTGAACGAAGGTCGTTCAGTGATGACTCGCCATCCACTGCGTTCCCAAGGTCGCTTTGGTAGAATTGAGAATGCATTGAACTCTTGGTTCAATTGCGACCAAACCTTGCGACCATAAATCGCTTGGTAAGTTCCTGCTGTAGTACTCATCATTGGGCTGTCAGCCTTGAGCAATTCGCTACCGCTGTAGGAATATCCCATTGCATTACCAGCACCGTAAAAGTACCGTTCCATGTCAGTTACGCTTCGTATGTAGTCTCGTGCCATATATTTCACTCTCCATTATTTTTTTTTTATTTTCAAGCCCCTCGAATGACCGAACCGGCGAGATTGTGTACTTCATCCCAAGACATGTTACTCAAGTCTTGTGTGGATGGGACTTCAACATTAGATGAAGAAGCCGACTTTTGAATTGATGTTCCTTGAATACCAATGTTATCAATACGCTCACTTAGTGCGTTAATTGACTTCATGACTTCGTTAAGAGGCGCACGAGCGTCGAACTCGGCTTTTTCTGCTTCATGCTTTGCAATTTTTTGTTCTTCTGCAAAGCGAGATGCGAATTGAGATTCAAGGTCGCCACGGAATCCTTGTTCCATTGCGGCGGCTTTGTAAACTTCGTAAGCGGCTTCAACATCGGATGCTGAAACATTGCTTGGGTTAATGTAACCCTTAGCCATTGAAACAGGCCCAAGTGCGCCGGATGGTGTTTTACCACCAGTTGAAGAGATTGCGGAGATTGCACCGGTTGAAGGTGAACCGTTTTCTTGACCTCGACCTCGGACTTGTCCGGCGAAGTAGTCAGCACCATCAACAGCATCGGGGTTGTCGAAGCCGCCAAGTTGCGCCTTTTCCAAATTATCGAAGTGTGTTCGTGCTTGCATAGTGTCAACACCAGCGGATTTGAGAGTGTCCTCCATCCAGTTTAGGTATTCAGCAGTAATTACATCACTGTACTCGCTCTTTGCATACATTTTGTCGTCTTTCATATCCTCGTCATCCTTTTCTTCGTCTTTTTTTGCGGCGAATGGGTTTTCCTTCTTTTCATCGTCGGAATCGTCTTTTTTATCGTTCATATGTTCCTTAAGGCCGGGAGGCATTTCGCCTTTTTCCATAGCGTCAAGTCGTGCTTCAAGTCTGCTCATTACATTATTCAAATCATTTTCTGTTGTCATGTGGGTGTCCTCCTTTAAAATACGAAACTGCGCTTCGGGGTTAATCCCTTTTTCACATATCGTTATTTCGTGCAGTTCCATTTTACTAATTTCTTGGTAGTCTCCATGTTCCCCATCCGATTTTCGCACTCTCTTGAATGCTTGTCCACCGATGGAAAATCCTTGCAGATTACCTTTACGGATTTCTGCGGCCACTTCACGAGCCTTTTCAATATCGTTGCGAAGTGAAACAACGACAAACATACCGGCATCATCAACTTCGGACTTCCACATCCGACCATTTGAATCTACATAGGAGTCAATAACTTCTCCAACTTGAATATTTGAGTGAGCGAGTTGAACATTACGGAACTTCTCACTCTTCATGAATCCGCCAAATGCATCCTTTAGTGCTGAACGAGTAATAAGGTCGCCTTGCTTGTCCACCAGTTCAACTGATGCGTAGCCAGCGATAACCATATCGGAACTGCCCTTAATGAGAGCAATGCCGGAGGTGGGTCGCTTTAAGGACAACATTACCCTCCGATTCATTGTCATGGTATATAGAATGTTTCTTTCACACTGAAAGAGTAGGAGTACCGTCTTCATCATCTAAAACGATAGACTCGTCTGCATCAGTCTTCATTTCAACATGCGTAATGGGTTTTTTCTTTTTATCATCCGAATCAACACCATCCTTTTCATCCGGTCTTACTTTACCATCATAGTCGGGTAAGTTACTTTCTTCTGTTAATCTCGTAGGACCACTTGGTGATTCTACCGGTGTAGCCATGTCAATACCCAAACCTTTCGGCCCTGTCCAAGTAAGTTTTTCTTTAGCGAGTCTGTCTAAAGCACGACTAATTACATCAAGAGCCTTCTTAGTTGATGGTTTAAGAAGGCGGTTATCGTCTTTAGCATCAAGAACTCCGGCTGATTGTTCTTCTTGTCTTTTACGACTTGGCACTTTCTTTTCATCCATTTCTGTTTTTACGAGATGACCGTCAAGCATCAACGGTGCTACTGAATGCCAAAACGGATGAAGGCTTTCAGCAAGAGTGAGAGAATAATTCGATTTAGTCAAATCACCTAAAGCCGAAGAAGGGTCATGTAGATACCAGTTGTCATCCATATGTGTAACTTGATACGATACTGTATCTACACCTTTGAGTATAACTTGTAATACACCATCATTGTATTCTATATCATGGGGTATAAGCAAAGGTGCAAACGATTTTGTCATAAGGTCTAATGATTCAGCACTGGCCGCACCTTCACCTTCACCTTCACTTTCTATTTCACGCACTTGTACATTGAACACATCTCGATTTTTTCTACGCTTTTTTGTAACTCCTGTTACAGTTGCTCTTACTATATCGCCAACTTTGAAGGTTCTTTGTTGTCTGTGGGCTGTACCTACATCCATGTAGAAATTGTTCTTGTATGTGACGGCACGATTACCTAATGCTTCACCGTCAAGAATCGGCCCTGCACCAAGTTGATATGTGTATGGTCCTTTACCTCGACGGTCAAGAATGATAAAGTTAAAATCACGACTTTCACGCAATAACAACCACTTAGGATGACGACGCTCTCCTTTCATGTATGTGGATTTATTATCTCGTAACAAAACTATACCGTGGTCTTCTTGTAGGATTTTAACAGCGTCTTCAAGACCCTCATCATCAGTCATTTTTGTATCATGCGGGCCGGGAATGATGACATTTTCATGGCTATCGAACTGCCCTCTTAGAACTTTCATGCGTTCATGCATTAACATTTCAGCAACATTGGTATCATCATAGTTGATAATATCAATAATGTTCAAGTCTTCTTCACCTACAATACCATCAATGACAAAGTTATTGTCGTTTAATTCAGCGAGGCTTTCTTTGAATGCTTTCTTTAATCCAACCTTGCGCCCATTTTCATCATAAGTAGTGATTTCATTATCGTTTTGTACGATAATAACTCGCTTACCATCGTACCACTTACTGACTACCCATGAACCGCTAAACCCTCTTAGGTGTTCAAGGTCACTTAAATCGAATATGCGGTGCATCGGTCTTACCGGAGGACACCATTCAGCATCATCGGCTTTTGTCAAAAGCACATCGGGATTTAAAAGAGAAGTAATATATTCACTCATTTCACTCAAGTTAAGAGCAGTAGGGTTGTTTTCTCCGAATATATCAAAAGTTTCTTTGTCATAATCCATAAAAGGTGGAGTAGGATTTTGATGTGGTGGTAATGTTTCCAACAAATGATTTGTCATATCTGTGCCGTGGAGTTCCTCTAATGCACCTTGCCAAGTAGGATGGTATAATTGAGGTTCAGTGTAAGTACCGACCGATGGTTGTCCTTGAGAATCAAACTCGATACCAAATGATGACTGTTGAGGGACAGCAGAAGAGTGGACTACATCAGCACCAGTGTGTGTAGGCATAATTCCGAATGAAGAAGGATTAACCCCACCAATAGGTACTGGTTCACCGTTAATACCAAGCGTTCTCACAATTTCTTGCGTAGGTGTCATATTATCAGCATTTACAGCATCAATATCTAAACTTACAATACTATCAAGGTAATTTTTTGTTCTTCTCGTGTAAGGCTTTTTACCACCTTTACCAGCACCTAATCTGTTATGCACATCGAGTTTACCACCGGCTGGATAGTAGGATAAACCGTTGTTTGACATATTACTACCATATTGCGATGAGTCAAATCTATGCTGTCCGACAGTACCTACTATACCATGAATAGGATGTGCTTTCCAGTTTTTAGTTCTCGATTGAGCGTTATCAATAGCAGTGTGTATTCCACCGTCTTGATAGTCTTGAGCGAATTGTTCATCAGCGTGAATACGATGAAGTGAAAACTCGTCATCAAAATTACCACTCGTCATTAACTGTCCGACAGTCGCAACACGCAACGGAACTTCTCTTACATTTGACTCATCAATTATTTTTTGTACATGTTCTCTTAATCGTGCTTTTTGTTGACTTGTCTTACCTTCTAATCCCATACCTTCTAAGACTTCATCGGGTGTCATGTTACCGTTTAATTCAAAACTGTTGTCGAGCATGTGACTCATTACATCACGATGAAAGCCTTTTTGCTTTGAAGTAACTGTTTTACTTTCATCCGATGTTCTGTAAACAGGTGCTTTGATACCGTGTACACTATGGTCTGCATTTGCAAGCCACCGTTCAGCGTCATACATTAAACGGTTATGATTCGCCATAAACTTCTCCGGGTCGTTAATGTCAAAATGATTTGGGTCATGTTCCATAACTATAGGTAATAATTTTTTTGCGGCTTCAAGGACAGCGTTACGACTATTTTTAGCCACTTTGTCAATAAAACCAGCATCGGTTTTCCAGCGTGTAGGTTGTTTACCAAGAGCAGATTCACTTGAACGGCGTTGTAACCTATTCAATTCTACTTGCCCTTCATCTAATTCCCGTCTTAATGATTGTACCTGTTCCGGTGAATCCATGTATTGTATCATTTCAGTAATAACATTCAATCGCTCACTCAATTCTTTTTCTTTTTGCATTGCAGGAAGCATACCACCAAACTTCAATGCGGAGTCAATAGTTCTTGTAGTAAATGTTGTGTCTTCTGTTGCTTGAATGCTGGTTTTACTGCGTTGGTTTTTCGCTTCCGCCTCTTTACCCTTTTTCTGCCGTAATTGTACTTCAAAACTATTTAACCACCCTTTAAGTTCGTCTATATCCCCGTCGTTAAGGTATGAACCCTCTTTTTCCATACGATGTTTAATATCAGCATACATTGGGTTGTCTTCTGTCAAATCGTTAATGTTGTTTAGAATACGATTAGGAGAATTACTCCCAGTTTCTTTTGCTATTGCTGTCAAAATACGCAAGGCTTTTGCGCTATCCGGCGAAGTAATGTAGTTTTTTACATTGTTAAAATTGGGTTGTTTAACACCCCACCCCAAAAAATCCATGTAATCCTCATGGTCCACTCCAAAACTTACAGGAATGTTTCCACTCATTAAGTCCTTCAATGGTTGAACCGAGTTTTTCTGCGGTTTGTAGGGGTCTAATGTTTGCCCCAACATTGTTTTTCGCCAATGATTTGCTCTTGCTTTCTCACCAATAGGTGCATCCGATGTATGCGCTCCATAGGTGCTTTCGGGTTGAGATGTTTTTAATGGATTATGTGAATGTAAAGTTTGTTTAATAGTATCAACTTTAAGTTTCTTTTTTTCATCATTACTCATTGTACGGAGAGAATGTAGTAGTTGAGGGTTGTAAGTTGATTGATGTAATGTCCAATTATGCTTATCACCGCTACTGGTTTTTGTAAAGGCATTAGCAGGTGAGAATAGATTTTGTAGAATATCACCGTCTTGAAACCTTACAAACTTGGTAGCACCTCCTTTTTGTTTTTCAACTTGTCCTATTTCTCTTGATTTCTCCGGCCCAAAGTGCATCCCTAAAGCCATGTTAATTGGATTGGGGTGTAGTTGGCCGTGATGTTGCTCATTTACTTCAAATAACCCCGAAGTAGAGGGGGATGACATGTCTTTCTTTTTTTGTTGAAACGGAGTTGGGATGTGTGCAGTGTCTTCGTTTTGCGCCCCACCGGTAATATCCACAGGCTCATTACTCGCTATGTTTGCATACGCCTGTTCGATTTTTTCTTCTTCTGTTAATTCGTCTTCATTATGAGCAACACTGTGTACATTCTCATTGTAAGTAGCCAAAGTCATATCAGCACCACCAACTTGAGCGAAAGGTTTACTCCAAAACTTTGCTGGTCCTATAGTATGATTACCACCCTTATCAAATCGCCAAAACTTAGGTTTTTCTTCATCGGGATGAGGACCATGCGGAGATTGTAAATAAGCGAGGTCAGTTCTCATCTCTTTAGCCAATGAAGACAAAGAGCCATGAGATTTAGCCTCCGACTCCATCTGTTCTAAGTCATGAAGCGGGATAATCGGACCATCCATTTCTCCGTATATAGGGTGATTAAGAAGCGGCTTTCGTGTTTTAGGGTCATAACCTGCAAGGAATAGAACATCCTCCATTGGCATACGAGTATGCTTCGGGTCCATTCCTTTTGATTTTTTATAGTGTTTAAATGTACCAGCCCGTAAGTCTTTCAACGAGTAACTGTCTTGAACCGGCTTTGAATGTAAACCGAGTCTTGGTAGAATGTCAAATGGTTTCCCGACTCCTTCATTATCACCATCGGGTAGTTCTATCCCAAAGCGATTATGTATCGCTTCTGCAATGTAATGTGAAATTGGTTGTCCTCCTATTTCATAAGTATGAGCCGCCTCTCCGATTACACCTTGTGAAAAACGGTTATCACCTTGTCTAAAGTCACCCTCAAGTGTTTCTTGTCGTAAATGACCGTTTGGGCCAAAGTGACCGCTTGCTCTTAACGCCCAGTTCTTTTCCGGTGTACGACGCATTAAATTGTTCCAAGTCAATCGAGCCGTAGGGATAAACTCACCATTTGGTAACTTTATTTCATTATGATTGTCAACTCCTTTTTCATGTAGATGACGCATTACGGCTGTGCGTTCTTCGGGATTAAGCCATTCAAGACCAAGGTGATACCCCTCTTGTCCTAATCCAACAGCATGATTATCACCGTTTTCATCTACAACATACCCGCCGCTTTGCCACTGCTTTGCTCTTTGATTAAAATGGTCCACTCGTAAACGATTTTCAGTTTCTTCTGCTGAACGACCATCAGCGAGATACTGGTCTTTCAAATCACTGTTAAGTTTATTCCAGCGTTGGTAATCTCGCTCGTAAAGGTCATGTTGATGGCTATAATTTGATTTATGATGTCTCAACGAGCCGAGGATTTTTTTACCGTTATATCCGTGTACCAATGGACTTTTCTTCGTTTCTAAATACTTTTGAAACTCTTTTTCCATTTGCGCTTCTTCTTTAGAATGACCGCCAAAAATATGACTTCGTAAAACTTCAACATAACCAGCATTACCTTTACTTGAGTCCATTCGCAAAAGAGGGTGATTAGTATGGTGAAAAGGATAATTATGCTCTCGATATGGATGAGATGAAGTAGGTACATACCGAGGCCATACAGCGTGAGATTCTCTCACATTGTCAGCACCCGATAAACTGTCCTTCCAAACATGGTTTGTCTGTTCACCATGAGTATGATGATGTGCAAGAAGAAAACCCGGACCTTCTTTATAGGACTTGACTTTTTCTACTTTTGCGGCTTTGTCTTCTTCTTTTTGAATTAGTTCAGCCGTATATTTTAACGACTTTGAAAGTGTGTCTGTAGGGGCTTTGTTAAGAGATTCCCAAGCAATAATGTATTCAGCGGCACTAAACGCTAAGTCATTACCATCGGCTAATGAAAGCAGTAATTCGTCTTTAGCGATATTGAATTGTTCTGCTACCATATTTTCACCGCCTTATGATAGCGGTTGAAACTTTGGACAAGCAAAAATATCCATTCCGTCATACAATTTGCAACCCTCACGAGCATTAGCCCCACATGTGCGACAAGCGATAGGTGCGCCACTTTCACTCTCTTCACGCATCGAGGAACTTGGATTTGCTTTCTTAATGGCTACCTTTGTCATGTAACCACCTCAATACTTTCGTTCAGTTCCGCCTTCTGTGTCTTCTCTTTCAGCACCAGTACCAGCATGAGGATTCATGCGGCCACCGAGTTTACTTAAGTCAACTTTCTTGTCATGTTTATCTCGCTTTGGTTTACCATCCTCATATTCAATGGTGTTACCGTTGGTAGTATAGTAAGCAGTTTTTGTTTGTCCACCGGATTCAGTAACCATGTGTGGGTTTACATCAGTGATTTTTTCTTTTGGAAGTGGTTTTGGGTCAGCCAAAGGGTCAGCCTTTTCCATTTTACCACCACAGCCCATTTTCATGCAACCCATTTTGTTCATTTTAGAACCACATTTAGGACAGTCTTTACATTTACATGGCTCTTTACCACAATCACACTTTGCTTTTTCAAGTAATTCTATACGATTGTTTAGTCGTTCTGCTTTTTCAAGCATTTGTTTAACTTCGTAACTTATTGGTTCAAATCGTGGCTTCATGTTTACACCTCATTCTCTTTTGCTGATAGAGCCATTTCGTGAATATCCTCCCACGACATGTTATGGAACTCTTCATTAGTTTGGGGAACAGAAGAGTTTACCCCTTTCATTATTGAATCATCAGTCATGTCATTTCGGAATGCATCGTTCATGACATTTTCTGTAAGCGGGGTAGTTGCTTTGACTAATCCCATTTTTTTAAGCATTTTAGTTGGGTTTGAAATCATTTTTTGAAGGCGCATGTTTTCTCTCTTGAGTGAATCAAGGTCATTATCCATGCTTTCCATTTTAGTAATAAGGACACCCATCAATCGTTCCGCATCCGATTGTTCAGTCATAATAAACACCTCATTGTTGGTAACGGCCAAAAGTACCAGTTACACGAGTATAGTTTGAAGGTTTAACACCTGTACGAGTTGAGCCTTGTAGTCGCTGTCCTTGAAGAGATTGAGCCGAAGCAGGTCGGTTGTCGAACTTCATAACTGGTGCGCCACCTGCGTAAATGTCGTTTGGACCTTGTGAAAGTCCACTTTCCGATTTAGCAATAGCGGCAGACAAGTCTTCGGAAAGGTAGTCTGCAACTTTGCGTACTTCATTCAAATGTTGTTTTGCCAAATTAGCATCACCGGTTGTCAGTGCGGTGATAAACGCTTTTTGGTGTTCTTCCATTTTTCTTGCCATTGGGTCCATTTTGATTAAATCCATATTCAGCCCTGCCTTATCCCATGTTGTCGCTCTTTAAGAGTCTTTATGCACCCTTGAAGTTTCTTGCATTCATGAGAGCGTTACTATTTTGTTGTCCTATTGAGGGCTGTGGCCCTCTTTGTTGTACACTTGTTACAGGAGAGCCACTACCAGCCGATGTACGGCGTTGAGGTGCGGCTGGCCCTCTATTACGAAGTCCCATACCCTGTCCACCCGGTTGAGGTGGTGGCATTGGCATACCACCCATTGGCATACCCGGAGGCATACCTCTCATCATGGGTGCGCCACCCATTGGCATACCGCCACCCATCATAGGCGGTGGCATACCGCCGCCCGGTGGCATCATAGGAGGTGGTGCGCCGCCCGGAGGTGGTGCGCCGCCCGGAGGTGCGGCTGGTTGAGGTGGAGGTTTACGATAGACGAATCGAATATCGCTACTTGATTCACCATCAATTAAATCAGCAGTGAATCCAAGTTGTGTCATACGCTGTGCAACATTGAGTTCTTGTTCATCACGGCGTAGTCGAGTGATTTCGTCTTCTTCTTCATTTGGATAAAGTGTGAGTTTCCAATCGTGAACACCCATTTGTTTCAGCATTTTAGGAAACAAAACTTCGGTGTAAGTTTTTTGTCCAAACTCAACAGCACGATTTGTAACAAGTATTTGCATACCTTCATTACTCAAACCACCGGATTTACCACTGTCAACCATAAAGACGCTTGACACACCAAAGTAAGCGGCGATGCGATTGCGTATTTCATCACGAACAGCGATATATTGCATCTCTTCTAAGGTGTCCATAAACTTAATCCAATTGACACCACCACGGCCTGTTTGACTTTCAATACCAACCTTTGGAATGTAATGCGGGTCACGCTCCATTTTTTCATCAACAGACTTCCAAAACGATTTCATTGACTCAAGGTTATCAGTCGTAACTGAAATAATACCTTTTGGCATTCTTCGCTTTTGATAAGAAGTGTACATGTAGTTGTCCATTGCTGTAAGTGTCATTGCTTGTCGCCACATTGTATTGACAGGTGAACGACCATAGAGTTTAGACGGATTGTATTTACTCAAGTGAAGCACTTCACCTTCAATGAAATACTGTGTTTTACCACTACCGGCCATATTGACATAATGAACATCATGTAAATCGCTACCGCATACTTCACAGGTATCACTTTCTGCATGTGTCTTAACTTGGTCCCTATGGATTCGACAGACTTTGTATCGCCCACCACGAACACCACGCTTGTCAGCGACAATACGCATGAAAATAGGGTCGCCACGAATAAGTTCTTTAACACGGAAAAACGCTACTTCTTTCGATTCGGGGTCAATATAATACTCTTTGACTAAAATTAAGAACGCATCATCAACAATATTAAGGTCATTTTCAATTTCATTTAGAATATGAATAAACGCTTGTTCCATACTGTTTTCTTGATTGAGTAACCATTTCACATAAGTTAATTCATCATGGTCGGGGTCACGCACTTGCCCGCCACATGTAGTACAAGACTCAACATCATGTTGGTATTCTTCACCGCAATCGTTACATTTTTTATGAAAACGCTTTTCAAAATAATGTCCTCTTCGGAACATCTCTTGTCGTATTTTTGAAAGTACAGTTCTTAGAATCAAACATTCTGTGCTTACAGCATACAAAGCAGGTATGGTAATTCCTTGCGCCATAACTGGTTCTTGAATACCACTTGTCCAAAGTGGCATGGTAGGAGTTGGGGATTGCTTACGCTTGAATGGTTTCCCAAGTGCGCCTAAAAATCTACTTATTCTACTATCATCGTCTGCCATTACAATCCCTCCGCAAATCCACCTATGGTATCAGCATCCAAGCCCCACTTAGACAAGAGGTTGTCGGCCTTCTTTTTATCATCTTTCCAATTATTGAAGGTTACGAGTTTATGTAATTCGTCTTTTCTCAACTTGTCTTTTGAATCAATGAATGTCAAAACAGCCTTTGCCTGTAGCGATTTCATTTGTAAGTGTGGTAGAATACCTTTGAGTAATTGGCGTAAATCGTCTTTTGATTGAAAAACAAGACGGTGAAGACTTCGGTTACTATTTTTATGTATTTTTTGATTAAGGACTAAACGACCACATCCAAGTGCTTTATGCAAACTTTCGCATTGGTCTTTACCTCTATCACCAGTTGCTACAAATGTCGCTCTTGGTTCACCTCTTTCACTGATAAATATACTACCATCAGCATCAAGAAAACCTGCCGCATAAGCCCAAATGTCTTTGATAATCAAACCGTTTGTACCCATTTTTACAAACATGCCACGACTATGCCCTCGGTATATGTCTAATTCTTCACCGTACATTTTTATCAACATACCGACTTTACTGGGCGTAACGGACTTGTGTAGAACACCTACACCTCGACGAACAATTTCACGACTATTCAATTCACCGTTTTCATCCAATTGTTTTGAAACAAACTCTAATGTTGTTTTATCGTCTTTTGAAATAGAATCAATTTGATGTAAAGTTCCACGCCACATTTTTTGAGCATCCTTACGCATCTGCATAGCATCAACCCAATTTTCTTGTTCTTCTACACCCCAATCATCCATTTCATTTAACATAGAAAGAACAGATGTGGCTTTCAAGAACATTTGACAAGCCTGTTGAAGTCCTGTGCTTCTCGACTCTCCAAACTTTCGCAGTGATTTTAATGAACGGTCGTTTAACCCCATGTAGCGAATAGTGTCATGTAGTCCATCACTCCATGATAAATTGTTAATTGTTGCTTCAACCTCCATTGCTTTTATGGTTCTCACATCATCAATAATAGCATCAATCATATCTCGATTACTTTTGTCGTTTCTTCGCATTTTACGACACATACGAATTATAGAATCTGCGTTTTTACCGTATGTTGACTCAAGCCAACCATCACCATTTTTGGGAAAGTTATATGATTTTATCTCTTCATTAAAAAATAAACTTGATTCTTTTTTGACCGGTACAGACTTATGCACATAATCGGGATGTTGAGTGAGAGTGTTGTACACACTTTTAGTGAAGTCATCACCAACAATAGCAGGTGCATCATACACATCCCCAACGATTGCACTACCCCACATATTGACTACCTCATTGTCCTATCATTTAGTCCTTACCACCAAAACACTCTTGACTATTGTAGGCTTACCACCTACGCCTTGCTTTTTGGCTCGCTTGCGTTTTGTAGCGGCTCGCTTTTGACCCTCGGACATTGAGCCGCTGGTCTTTGGCGTTTTACCACTGACTTTGACACTTGGCCTACACTTAGGATAGCCTTTGCTTGATTTACTTGCTTTAGAACGCCCGCATGGTGGATGCTTACCGTCTTTGTTCTTGCGTGATACATCTACCCACTTTTCTTTGAACCAGCGATTCAAGTTCTTTACAATAAGAACATCATGACAGCAAGAACAGCGTGTCATTCAAAGAACACCGACCATTTTCTTAATGTCTTTTTGTTTGTCAATAAGAGCGTAACAGGGACACTTCGGAGAAGAAGCGGAACATTGGTTTCCTTCTATCATGCAAACGCAGGGTGTTTTCTTTGTACCACCGCAACAGCAAGAGGGTTTCTTAAGTTTCATTTTTTCTTACCCCCTTTCTTTTTTCCTTTAAACTTACCACGGCAGTATTGAACAGCCCATCCATTAGCATACGCTGATGGGTAAACATCGAACTTTTTCTTAGCCGCCGCTTTACCGGCAGGGCATAGTTTCTTTTCTAAAAAATCAAAGGCACTATCCATGCCTACACAGTGACCGCAATCGCAACTCATATCATTCACCTACCGCTTGTAGATGTTTTACATTCTAAACAAGCACCGTATTCAAGGTCGCCTAAATTAAGTGTTTTATTACAACCCATGCATTTATCGTTCCTATCCATAGTTATTTCATTTTTACGATTCCATGCGTCTTCGGGTGACATATTTTCCATTTCAGCCACTTGTTCTTCGGTGTAATATGCTTTCAAAAATCGCCAAGCATCATCCATTTTTTTCTTTTCATCGGGGTCAGCGGTGTGTTCCGGTGACTTAGGCGGCTTACCACCAAGTGCAATTACAACAACCATACCTTTCTTTTTCTTTTTATCGTCTTCTTTCATTTTAAAATCCCCATTCATTAAACGGATAAATCATGGTATTAACCATCCGTCGCCAGTTCCTTTGTTTCTGTGTGTTTTTCCGCCGATATACTCATCCAATCCGGGTAGTATATCATCGAGTAGTTGTACTGAACCTTTGAACTCTTTCGTTCCCCAGTTCGCTAAAGCAAGTGCCATTGCCAAGTCATCGTGCGTTCCCACCGATTCAAGTCGCCCATTTTTTTGCATACCGAATCGGTTGAGTTCTTCTTCTAATTTATGTGTAAATGTACGACTTCGCTCATCACCATATGGTAATTGGATTTGTCCTTGTTCAAACGCCATAAGCAAAGACATGAACATGCTTTCTTTGCGCTGGCGAGTTGTCATAAAGGTGCGAATAGGAATATCCCCTCTCATGTCTTGAAGTTCAGCGGCAAACATTCGCTGAAAATTGTTACCTTCAAGTTCAATTAAATCCGGCTGAAAACGACTGTTGAGAGTAAGAATGTGTTTTTTCTGTGCCAAACCACCAAGTCCCTTCTCGTGAACTATGCCAACAATTTGTTTTACATTCTCACCGGGCGGTGTACGCAAAACAAGCATGGCTGTGTAGTCAGCGTTCTTATCCGAAGCGATTGCTGTGTCCCATCCGATAAAGTGTTGACCGAATACGCCAGCGGGATTACCCTCTTCATCATACTCGGTATCAGCCCTATCGAGTAATACCAAATCTGTGTTACGAGCCTCATTGAGAATAGTAGCGGGGAACATACTCGCAACATCGTGAATAGGTTCACACAGGTATTCACGGCTGAATTGGATAGCGGGCATTGACATACGCCGTTGTTCAAGTGCTTCGAGATTCCACCGTTCCGGCCAAAGAGCGTTACCTTCACCGTCAATTGCAGGGTATGTCTCGACACGGAATGTTTCTTTTTCTTCCAATTCGGCGTACAAATCGTTGTAACTGAACGGTGTACCTACCATCATCAAACGAGATGAGTGGTGCAGAACAGGGAGTAAAACACCGTAGAACCAGTCAGCGGCTCGCTGTAGTTCTCCACCAGTTGTACCCCAAAGAATATCGTCGCATACTACCACATCGGGGTGGAAACCACGAGTTGCACCACCAACCGACTTAGCCATTAGACGGCTACCGTTGGTGAACTCAAAGTAAGACTTAGCCCACGGTCGCCCACCTTCGGGCTTTAGGTGTCGCAAAATGTCAGCACTCTCAATGTTATTGCGGATAAATCGCATGTGTTCAAGTGTCTGTTCAAGGGAGTGAGAAAAAATCATGATGTGTGTTCCCGGTTTGAATGCGGCTATCCAAAGAGCATAGGCCATAAACAAAGTGGATTTACCGTGGTCCCGACTTGCTTTAACACAGTAGTAACGGTGTTCGTTTAGTCCTGTTTCCCATGATTCATGGTGATGACTGTAATGAAAGCCCAGTATTTCTGTAAAGAAGTACTTGAATGACTTTGCCGCCATTTTGCTATCCATTTCTTGGATAAACGCATTCAT